GTGTGTACCCGTGCGCAAATCGTTGAGATATCTGAAAAAAAGATCGCCGCAAGCGGGCGATCGAAGGGGTTTTGAAGGGATGGAAACCATCCCTTGTATTGGTTATTAGTAATTACCCGTTGTTGTCAGAATCAGACGGTTTAACCTCAGTCGCGGGAGTGGACTGAGGCTCTTTAGAAGGCTCAGGAGCAACAAAACCAAGCTCTTCAAGCTTACTTCTCTGATCAGGATCATTAAGCGCCTGAAGAAATTCAGCGGGAGAGTTACTAAAAGAAGCACGAATGTGCGATGGCAAACTTTCAAAGTACTCTGTAGCACGAGCAACAGAATTCTGAGCAGTCTGAAAATCTGTGACGTCAGAAAAGTCGCCAAACTGAATCGGACGCTTCGGAGAAAAAGGATCAGTCAAAAAGCCAGTTTCAGCATATTTCTGAAGGATGCTATCAATCATCGTTTCATCTTTAAAGTGCTGTTGGGTCATCGAAGGGTCTGTAAAAACGATACCTTCAGCCGTAGCATTTGTGTGATTAATTTTGAACTTCATATAAGCTCCATACAAAAAAGTCCTCGCAATACGCAAGGACTGATTAGAAGAATCTATGTGTTGCGGCCGCGTCTGTACTTAGACTGCAGACGACGCAGGCGCGGCCGCTTTGGTGTCCTCAATCGTAGATACGAAAGCTGTCGCAGCGGCAACCTGGGTCGGAGTAGAGCCATCGATCTCGCCAGTCTCATCTGAATATAGACCGATGTCATAAAGAAAGAAATCTTCGGGATGCTGACCTACAGTCGTGCGACTATCGCGAACGAGATCAGAAAAAGACCGAGTAGCATCAGCCACAGAACGACTAAAAAACGGCGTATTAAAAACCTGAAGTTTCGAATCGAAAACGGAAAAAGCTTTAAGGATCATGATTGATTCTCTTCCATAACGCGCCTAAGTTTTGCGGCTTTCAGCTCTTGGACGCGTTCACGAACTGAAAGACGATGAGGCGAAGTCTCGCCAGTATCTTCAAAATCACGCCCTCGCTTTTCGCGAAGACGCTTAATCTCTTCAAAGCGAACGATATCAGAACGCTCAAGCAACTTATCAAAATAAGCTGGAGGAGACATCATTATCTTCTCACTAAGAATAAGACGATCATTAGTATAAATATCAGTCATGTACTTTTCACAAAAGTCATGACCGATGCCAGGTTTAAGCGAGCAATGACAAAACTCTGCGACCTTGCCATCATAATGCTCTAACTTAAGAGGGCCTGTAATCTTCTTCGTAACATAACGAGCAACGTAAGCCGCAGTCTCAAAATTGACTGCGCCAATTGAGCTAAATCCATAGGGCCAAAGTTTCTCAAGCGTACGGCTACGATATAAGTTATTGCCTCGACGAATCGACCAAAGCTGTTTATCAACAAACGTCACGCCAAAAATTATTGCATGATAATGCGGACGACCAAGCTTGTCGCCATACTCGCCACACATAAAAAAACGAAGTTGTTGACCAAAACGGCTCATGAAGTATTTACGCATGCGCTTCATGAACAGCTGAAAATGCTCGTAATGAAGCGAGCCATCGGCAGGCAAATGAACATCATCATAAGTCAGCGTAAGAAACATGTTGTTCTTATGTGACTTAGCTTCAACAACACATCGAGCGGCCCACTCGCGAGATTTAGAAAGCCTGCAACCAACGCACTGGCCACAAGGAATCTTAAACTCTGAAAAAGGAATAGCTTTAGACGGATCAAACGTTATCGCATTACGTTGTCCATCTTTGGTCTTTTGACCAGCAAGGCGATACGCAGTTATCGGGTGAAAACAAGGCATTTTTCAAGACACGCAATATGAAGCTCACGAAGAATCGTCTCACGAGAAGAACGAGAACGAACTTGAAAAGATACTAATGCGACCCAAGGCCGGTCGCGATAAAGCGTCCAAGTCACCAACTTGCGTCGGCCAACATAAGTTGAATCACCAGGAATAAGCCAACAGACGCCAAAATCTTTGAGAGTCAAACGAAAAGCCGCAGTAGCCATAGCAAAAATCCAAATGAAATTAAGATGTTCAAAATGATAACTATGACGACCGCGGCAAGTAATTAGGGTTAACGCTTAAATACGGAAACCGCCGCGCATCGGCGTAGCACGAGTATTCAAAGTCTTCGTGCGTGATGCGCCTTTGCGGAAAATACGCTTAGATGCCTTACGAGAAAGCTTATGACGGCGACGAGACATATAAACCTCACTTTTTAAAAAGTTTCTTAACGGCCTTGAAGGCCTCCCAAACTGCTGAACCAGAGCGCAGCAGAACATCAACGAACTTAAGAATAATATCAATCATTTCGCAAGATGCGCAGCGCCAACAGCAGAATTTGTCACCGGCGCTGTAGAGTTAAACGGATTTATCAAATTCATCCACTGACCAAATGACCAAGCGCCTTTGTGATCCTTCATATAATCAAAAACCATTTTTTGCTTCTCAGAAGCAATAGCAGAATTCTGAGTCATAAACTTTGCTTGCTTAAGATTCTCTTCTTGAATTTTATTAGCAATCTCTTGACCTTTAGTTTGAGACCACATCAAATTAGACGAACTATCAGAAGCAACAGCCTGAGCGCGCTTCAAACCAGCATCTGCTTGAAGTGCAGAATTCTGAACATAAGTCTGTTTCTCAAGAGCATCCTTCAAGTTCTTTTCAGAATGCTGTGTCTCAGTCTCAGCACCAGATTTCATCGCTCCAGCGAGATCAGGAGCAACAATCGTAGGTGCATTGCCAGAAGCACCAGAACCTCCTGTCGCAGAAAGTATTGGATTAAGACCTGCCTTGCGAAGATCTTCAACTTCCCACGTGTGGCGGTTCTTCATCACTTCTTTCTGATGCTTCCAACCAAAATAAGCAGACAAAGCAGAGCTACCTAAGTTTGCAACGCCGCCTATCGCTTCAGCCCAACCGAAACCCATAATAATTAATGTCCTAAAGCGAAGATAACAACAGTACCAACGACAGCAAGCCAAATAACTAAAGCCATAGCAACCTCTTAGAAATGGTCAACAAGTCCAGGAACTGAGTAAACAGGCATCGGACGAGCACACTTCAAACGAATATACGAATCGAAAAGGAACTGCGGTTCATTCTGAACAGCAATCACACGGTCGACAGGCGGATTATCTTGAATGAATTGCGACGAAAGAGTTGGCAACGAAGAAAACTTCTGAGCAAGATGCCAACTATCAAGAGGCTGCGGATCAGTCGAGCGGAACTTACCAGTGATTTGTCCAGGATAGTAACGGTACTCAGCATAGCGTTCCTGATAGCCAAAAACTTTATCGTCTTCAGCAGTACCTTGCGCGTAGATCTCTTTATTAAGAACAGCTTGTTCTCCAAGGTGAGCTAGCACTGGCCAGTAAAAATCAAAGCGACCTTGCCGCGACCACATCCGATTAAGACCTTGCTGATAAGTAAGGTCAGCACGAACATTCACAAAGCCAAAAACGTAGCCGTGCTCAACAAAAGACTTAGAGAATCCATGAAACGAATCTGAAACGACACCGAAAGCGGCCAAATTACCTTGCGGAGTTGTCTCATTGGTAGACGAAGTTTGTTGAACAGGATTAACCGAAATACGAGCAGATGAACCGCCAAGATATTCAGGACGTTGCAAACGAGCATCAGGCGAGATTACGCCAAAATGAGAACGCAAGATCTCTGTGTAACGCGTACCTCCGCGCGCATCGCGCTCATAGAGCTTTTGAATCTGGAAAGCTTGGCGAAGATCATTAATGGAAATCGGAGTAGCTTTCGAAAGGTCGGCTGTAAAGCATCAGAAGTAATACCAAACTTGCCCGCGAAAAATGAAATTTGGTTCGGATGAGGTCGGAAGATTCAAAAGGTGCCTGAAAAGGCTGAGCAGCAGACCCAGACCAAGGACGATCTTTAGAGCCAATACCGAAAGGCGCAGTTTCTTTAAAAAGAACTTTATTAGACCAGTTGTTAACACTCGATATGCCGTTATCAGTATGAAATGAGCCTACCTGTCTATAAAAAGAAACGTCACCAGAAACGGGAATAGAACCACCGAGAGAAATTTCAACGCCTGGTCCTTTTTGAGGCCACGGCAAACATGATGTGAAATAGTCATGACGCTTGCCACGACGAACTAAAGCGTAGTCAGAAAAATTGTCAGGACCGTCGCCTGTAGGAACTTTCAAAGATTCTTGAAGATTCTCGTCTCTAAACCACTCATTGAAAATCAAATTGTAAGCGCGGAAAGGAAGTGCGTTTACTTTCAAAGCTTTATTGACATTCGTCGGAAGACCAAAATAATCCCACAGAGTTTGATTCTGAACATTCGTACCAGAAACCGTCGGAATCAGAAAATCTGTTGAATCAGTTGGATTCTTCTGCTCACCATTGAACTTCTGCCAGTTGTCCCAAACCAAACGATTTGGAACAAAGAAGAAGAAAGTCTCCAGATAGAGGTTGTCCATAAAAGGCACGATCGGCGTAGCCAAACGAGCAAACAAAGTAGCTGTCAACTTAAAGCTATCGCCAGGAAGTACTTCGTCGACGTAGAAAGGAACAAGATAACCAGAATTGAAAGTTGTCTTATACCCATGAGACCTGTCAAAGACAGACCGAGGAATCTGAGTTGAAGGAATCTGAGAGAACAGATGTTGAGTAGAGCGATTAACAGATGACATGTACTTATCCAATAGCTATAGATAAAGATAAAAAAA